CAAAGAACAGCTACAAAGCGTTACTCCTGTTCAGATGCTGCTAGGTATGTACCAATATAAAGGCGAGAGGACTGTCTCTATACCACAGTTCTTAAAGCAACGTGATGAATGGTTTGTAGAAGATGAGACCGAAGCCATGATTGAACTGGCTGTATGTGTCTCCGAAACTACCCACCCCTCGTACTGGATTTGGCAAGACCTGCGCACTGAATATCCCAGACCTGAATGGGTCAGAGCTTACAACGAAGCACTCAAAGAACTGAAAGATTGGGCCAACAGAATCATAGGATGAGATGACAAATCAGAACTTTCCCATCCCGCAGGATGCATTAGAGCAGGGGCTTTTAGCTTCTGCTCTTTCATCACAGGCAAATTGGATTTCCCTACGCCAACAATTCGAAAGGAGCGACTTCACATCTCAACAGCCAGTATTCAACTTCATAGAGGAATACCTTAACAACTACTCTCAGCTGCCTAACTCACAACTGATAGCCTCGCGATTCCAAGAGTGGCATCCATCTTTAGGGGATATGTCATACTGGATGACTGAGATGAAGCGCTATGTTCTGGCCAGGAACGTCACTGCTATTATTCAAGACGGCTTCGGCAAGATTGGCGACCCAGAACTGGCTATGAACAGCATCATCAGTCAGCTTTCATTGATCCGTTCTAGGCAAACAAACCACATTCAAGCGTACGACGCTGGTGCAGATGAACGCTATGAGAAGTACCTACTACGCAATCAGAACCTGTACAACAGCAACAAAATCATCGGTATCCCAACTGCCCTGAAAATTATTGACAACACCAAGATAGGTCTCACACCCAGCAACATGTTGGGTATTTACGCTCGTCCTGGTGTTGGTAAGACTTGGATGATGATGCGCCAAGCTGTAGTGGCGTGGGTTAATGGCTACAGTGTACTGGTCTATTCGGGTGAGATGTCTGCAGCGCAGTTAGCTCTTAGAGCTGACGTTATCGTGGGTGCCTCTCAGGGCATATTCATCGACTACAACAAGTTGATGATTGGACACCCTGAAGTTCAGGAAGACTACCGCAAAGTAACCAATCTGTTGAAAGATTCAAACCGCTGGTATCTCTATGACAGCATTGATAATGCACCAGCCACTGTATCAGACATCGCAATGTTGGCCAGACAACATAAGCCTGACATCATCTTGATTGACGGCATCAGTCTTATGAGAGCCGAGACACGAGGGGCCGAATGGGAAAAGATGAAAGAACTCAGTTATGGGCTCAAGAATCTATCAACTAATTACGACGTTGCTATGGTTGTGACTTCTCAGGCAGCCAACAGTGCGCGTGGGCGTCGTACAGAGATTCAAACCCTTGGTAGAGGCGATGACTTCCTAATGCCTACCCTGAACGATGCAGCCTACGGAGACTCATTTGTGCAGGCATGTTCGGACGTTATAACGATGGCTGGTGACCCAGATAGCCAGTACGTTACTTGGTACAGTATTAGAAAGCACCGTGAACGCGGATGGCAACAAGCACTACCGCTACGGATGGCCTTTGCTTGGCGCCCAGGATTCGGGCAAATTATAGACTTATCTGAACTGGGTTACGACAGATTTCAGGTAGGGAATGAATCTAGAAGGGTATTGGGATTGGGTCAATTGTAATGTCACGACCGAACAACACATCAGCAGGCAAGCGACAAATAAGGTTTGATGCTCATAATCGTAAGCCAGGACGCGCAGCGTTCTGGAAGCATACGAGGGAAAGGAAAGGCAGGAGATGGTTTAATAGACTCAACAAGTTACGAGTAGAGGGCAAGGCTGCTCCGCTGCTGCCAGATAACAGCGTTCCAGCATTAAAACCAATAAGACCGTCTACTCCAAGAAAGGTGTGGTCAAGCACAATTGAGGACTTCTTAACTGAAGATCAGATAGAGAAACTTAAGAAGATTCATGATTAACTACTTGCTGTTAGCATCCAATATGGGCATCTCTGGCTTTGAGAGAGGCGATGAGCTCAGAGCCAAATGCCCATTGCACAGCGATCGAAGCCCTAGCTTCAGCCTTAATCTCAAGAACGGTGCTTGGATATGCTTCAAGGGCTGTGGTAGTGGCAGCTTCTACTCTTTGGTAGAGCTTGTATACGGTATGAATCCATCTGAAGCAAGAGCTTGGATAGAATCAAACGGTGTTAGCGTCGACGTCACGAAGTCCATTTCTGAGTTAGAAAAACAACTCTTTGACGTCGTCGTAACTCAAGAACCCAAGGAAACAAACTGGAAAGATCACTACCTCGGCTTGGCTCAAGACAGAATGTCTCAGTGGTTCTTAGACAGAGGTATCACTTGGGGCACTATCAATCATTGGGATATCAGATACGACATGGTGTTTGATGCTGTGGTTATCCCAGTCAAGTGGCAAGGGGAACTGATTGGCACCGTTACCAGAAACACCATGCTACAACCTCGCTATAAGAATTCTAAAGATCTCCCAAAATCTGAGATTCTATTCGGCGAAATAAATAGGAACCTTAACAACATCATTGTATGTGAAGGGGCTATCGATCTTTTGTGGTTGTGGCAGAACGGCTACAATGCCTTCGGTCTACTGGGCAGTGAACTCAGCCAACGACAGGTCGATTTGCTGCGAACTTACCGCTTCGGAGAGATAATCCTGGCTTTCGATAATGATGATGCAGGGAGAGAGGGTAGTAGAAAAGCGACTTCCTTACTGTTTAAGAACGGTTGGATGCCACAACAAATCACTCAAATTACTTTTCCAACTAACATCAAAGATCCTAACGATTGCTCACCAGAATTACTAACTCGGCTATTCGACCAAAGAACTTCAGCTTTCCAGTTCACTATCTAGGAGAAAAATGACCAACTCACTACAACAAATGGCTCAGCGTCGTGACGCTTGGCTAAACGAAAAGCCAGGATTCTCCGGCGGCAACGAGCTCCGCCTTAGAGCAGGTGATGAAGCCTATGCTCACTTCTGTGCCAGTGGTCAGGAAGACAACATTCCCGCAGATACCTTCATCAAGATCTACCGTTCTCACTCGATTCAGACACCGCGCTCTGACCAAAAGCCAGGATTCAACACCAACTTCCGTTACTGTTTGATTCAGAACGGCGAAGGCACCGAATGCGCTTACTGTGCTCAGGGTCATAACGTGATCAAAGAGCGCATGAGTATGTGGTTCTACGTGTACTACATTCTCCACAGCAGCATGCCACCAGCCACCCCTGCGGACAAAATGCCTCCTATGGTTCAACACCCCCACGAAAGCCGTATGGTCTTCAAGGAAGAAGTCAACGCATGGCGTGTATGGCACTCTAGCGCTTGGTCTTCTAGCCCATGGCCGGATATCATCAAGGCCAACGAGTTCTACAAGGGACTTCACAAGTTCGTTGCGCAGTTGTCTGCTTCAGGGGAAATGCTACAGCGTCGATACAAGCTGTACCCCATGCCAGGAACGCCCGCGTTTACACCCGAGGCTTACCTTGCGGCTCAGCAGGAATGCACCCCAATTCCGGCGCTGTTGAAGGAGGCATTGGCCTCTCCGGTAGCTGTTAACCCAGCTACTGCACAGCAGGCACCTGTTCAATTTCAACAGCAGCCTGCCAATAACGTGATCATACCGTTTAACTCGGCTGGTTCATTTACTCAACCAGGATCGGGTGCTGTTGTTCCTACTCCTGTGGTACCAATGCCTGCACCAGCGTTTGCATTTGCAACTCCACCTGCACCCTCGACTGGTGTTGTTGAAGCATCACAGCCATCTGAAGAGATCCCTGCTCCTTGGGATAGTCCTGCTGAGTCAGAAGCTTCAGCAGCACCGGAGGAATCAGCTCCTCAGAACCTACCTATGAAGGGTATGTTCTAGAGTGTACTATTCAGAGCTACAGAAGGCAGCTGCTGCTTGGCGCGAGAAAACTTACCCCAACTCGGAGGCTTCAGACATTGCTTTGAAAGTTGCCGAGGAGTCTGGGGAAGTAGCTGGTGCTGTTTTCAAAAACAAGTGGGCCGATGCTGATCTCCAAAATATCAAGGATGAGATCGGTGATGCTGGCCTCACACTAGCATGTCTTAGTGATTGGTTTGAATGGGACTTCTATGACATTCTGTTTGAACGTGCTAAGACCAAGGGGATGATATGAGCGAGACAGACCCCAGACCGCCTGCTGTGTGGGCTAGCCTTGGCACCACTATCAACATTGGTAACTTCGAGAACTACAAGATAGATATCGGAGTTTCTGGTATTCCTATTGACGCTACTCCTGAAGTTATCAAGGCCAGATTGGATCAAGCCAAGTTGACACTCCAACAGGTAGTGTTTTCTTTAGCTGAAGAACTTGGCCAGAGAGAGCAGGACGTTCGTACTGCCTTCGGGGTGCCCAAGGGTGGCTAAAGCTGTAATGCCAATCCAAACAGAACACTCTAAGGAGTGGCACTGGAAGATGTTTGCTGACTTCTGCGCTAAGAAGGCAGAAGTCAAAGAACCTTCACCGCATCTTCAGATGATTGGATCTCTTACCAAAGACAAGCCAATTGAGGAAGTCATTTGGTTCAGCTGTTTATACGCTGCTTTCTACAACCTACCTTCAGCGCTGGTAATGTGGAAAGAATGGCCTTGGATAGAAGCTGTTGCTAATCCTGAAAAAATTGAACCTTGGCTCAAAGAAAACTGGGCTGGCACCTTTACCAGAATCGAACGCAGAGCTGTTCGCACAGTCCCAAACATGAATGCTTGTATCGTTAGCCTTATCCAATGGGCAGATACCAAGGTTCCCGACTACATAGCTGGTCTTGAATATCTTCCTGAAGATTACGACTACATGTGGAAAGAGTCAGAAAATGATCTAGCGTTTATGGGACGTTACATCATCATCCGTCTCCTAGAAGCTCTGCATAGATATGCTGGTCTAAAACCTAAGCTCTATGACATCAGGTCTATCGGCGGGTGGAGCCCCAAGAAAGCACTGGGGTTACTGTACCCAGAGCACCTAGATCTTCTACTCAGTAACGACACCAAAGAGAACGTCATCAAAGTTGACGCTATAGCTATGGATGCTATTAGGATCTTTGATGAAGAACATGGCGTGCCTATGTCAGAGTACGTCTTTGCTGCCATGCTGTGTGAGTATCGTGTGGCATACGAGAACAAGAAGCAATATCCTGGCTGGACAATTGATCAGGAACCAGCTTATTGGTACAGGATTCGAGGCTTCTGGCTAGAACACAGAGGGCCAGAATTCGTACAAGAGATTGAAGAACAGTTCTTCGGTTCTCGTAAAGCAACGTTTGCTGTAGAGAACTTGGGAGAAATCCAAGGCTGGGATGGCACCCGTATACAGCCACGTTCAGTTCTGCGCGAGATCGGATATAACTGGTCTGACTTGCTGTATGACTACAACGCCACTGTAGACTACATGAATCCTGTTAGGAGATAGATGGTAATTACTCAAGAACCAGATACTGGTCTGTACTACCGACCAGATGTTGACAACATCCTTACGATTATCAAAGAACAAAAAGACTACAAGAAACTCCCTTCTATGGCAGATGAAGTTGTCTTAGATATTGGTGCACATATTGGTGTGTTCGCCTATTTTGCCAACTTGAAAAAAGCCAAACAAGTAATTTGTGTCGAACCAGATGATGGCAATCTACATATGTTGCACAAGAATTACTTCACGAACATGACCATCATTGGTGCAGCTTGTGTGCATCAGGCAAGTGGGCCTGTCAAACTATACCAGTCAAAAAAGAAATCTTCAATGCACAGTCTAATTCCCAAACAGCACAGAACAGTAGCAGAAGTCCCAACAGTTAATTTCAAGCAATTGCTACAATCGTATTCGCCCACTGTCATCAAGATTGACATAGAAGGTGGGGAATTTGACCTGACGGAAGATTTGTGTAATCTACCAGATTATGTCAAGGCCATAGCTATCGAGATGCACTACTTGCGCAATGAAGAAAATCTAGACAAGGCACGCAGATTCACCAGCGCGATTGAACAAAAGCTCCAGCAACTTAAGAAACCAAATTTGTCTGGTAAGTATTATCAATGGGATACAACAGTAGGAGTTTGGAGCAAATAATTGTCACGTGCCATCCGGCTTAACGAAATCATTCCAGAACGTCTATACCAACGAAGCAAATTCATAACCTTCCCAAATCAAGCTAAGCAGACAATGCTTGAGAAGTATGACATTGGAATGGTCGTGAACCTTTGGGACAAACCAGATGCAGAGCTCTACTTACACAAAGGTCTCATCTATATTCATTGGCCAATTGGCGGTGGTTCGCCTCCTGATAACGCAGACATCATGATAGAGATGATTCATGAACATATGTTTCGTGGTGTTAAAGTTTTGGTACACTGTGAAGCAGGTGTTAACCGATCTGTATGGCTGGTATCAAAGTTAGCAGCCAAATGGCTCAATATCGATGATTCAATTGCATTCGCGAACATAGCCACAAAAATGAATGTCAAGCGTGTCAGGCCAGGACTACAATCAGATTTAGGAGTTCACGTTGATAGTAAACATCCGAGGAAGCAGCGGCAGCGGAAAGAGCACCCTAGTACACAAACTGCTCAGCGAATACCCATTCACATCTGTTGAACGTCAGTTCCCTGCTATGAAGAAGCCTAAGATCGTAGGCTACATCCATCAGGGCTATAACGATGATCTACCAAAAACATTTGTCGTTGGTAGCTATAAGACTCAGTGCGGTGGTTGTGACAGCATGAGCTACAAAGGTAGCCACGAAGACATTGAAACACTTGTCAGAGAACAAGGCAAGCTAGGAAATGTTGTCTTCGAGGGATTGACTATATCAAGTACACTCAGTCGTTGGAGGCGCATCGAAGACGAGTACGAAGATTTTGCTTGGGCGTTCATGATGACTGCCGAAGAGGAATGTTACAACAGGATCATGGCTCGCAACGGTGGTAGAGAACCTAAGCGCAACAATAAGGGGCTAGCTGACTATCAGATAAAATACCGAGGCTGCATGAAGCACATGGAAGTTCTTCGACAAGAAGAACGTAACGTTGTAGAACTCACCAGTGACGATACTGGTTATGAGAAATTCAAGGAACTCTTAATTGCATCTTCATCTCCACACTAACTACAGTGTCATTGATGGCAGAGCCAGTATCTATGACTATATAGATTTAGCTGTTGCTGATGGCCAAACTGGTATTGCTGTCACTGACCATGGTACTTTGGGTGGTGTTATCGATGCCTACAAAGCTGCTCAAAGCCATGATCTAAAATTTGTCCCTGGCCAAGAGATGTATGTAGATGGCCTTGAGCTACGAGAGCGCAATTATCCTGGTCATCTTACTGTTCTTGCAAAGAACGAATCTGGTTATCGTGCTCTTATTGCTGCGAATAACCTTGCACATCGCCAGTTCTACTACCGACCAAGACTAACTATACAACAAATCATAGACAACAAGTTCGCAGAGAACTGGATCGTTCTTAGTGGCTGTATGAGCAGCCCATTATTTGATTTGCCATATGCCGAGTCAGAACAAATGATTCGGTACTTTGCCCCTCACTGTGGAGGCTTTGGCCTTGAAGTCATGTGGCATCACTCAACAGACGCCGAGTTTAATGCCAAGCAAGACAACTATCTAGAACGTGTATCGGCTTGGCACAAAACAACGGGATTACCGTTAATTATGACAAACGATTGTCATTACGCTTTCAAACATCAAGAAGATATCCACCAGCATATGCTTAAGACGTCTAACAACAAAGACGGAGCCAATGATCTTGAGTTTGACGGCGAGGGCTTCTATTTCAAAACTACAGCACAGATGCAGGAGATTGCTTCGGCCCTCAACTGTCCTGATGCTGTTGATAATGCTAACCGAGTTTTTACGCTTTGTGACGTAAAAATACCTGAAGCCGATCATGTTCAGTGGTATGTGCCGGATATCACAGGAGGCAAGCCTTTTGAAACTATCAGACAATTGGCCGAACCGAAGCTTCGTCAGCTTGAAGACATATATGGGTCAGCTTATCGTGAGAGGTACGAGTTCGAGCTGGGCGTGCTTAGCACTAGTCCTGCTATCCTTAACTCTTACCTCGTTACTCATGATGTGGTTGACTGGTGTCAGAGAGCTAACATACCCATCGCTGCTCGTGGTTCTATGGCTGGTAGCCTTGTCAGTCACCTGCTTGGCATTACTCTCGAAGATCCAATCAAATACAGGCTTTCATTTTCAAGAGCCGTTAACCCTGCGCGACCTAGCATCCCTGACTTTGACCTTGATGTGTCTTCTGTCCATCGTGGCGCCATTCTTGAATATCTAAGGGAGCGCTATGAAGGCAACATCCCAATCGCTGCCTACACTCACTATGGCCCAAAGGGAGCATTCCGTAAGGTGCTTGCCACTGAGGGTTTGCGAAATCCTAAAGAGATCAACGATCTCTCTACACCATTACCAGCAGACTGGTCAGATGGTGATTTCCAGTACTCACAAACAGGACACCGATATCAAGGAAAGGCTGCTTGGACAGAGCTAATCCCTGAGCAGTACCACAGTTATGTAGCCACCTACAAGGGTCTGTATAGCAACATGACTGTGCACCCTAGTGGTGTTCTCATCTCAGGGCCAGAAAGGCAGCTAGAGGATGAAGTACCTCTTCAATGGATTGCCAGCAGCAAGACACTAACATCTGCTTATGACATGTACACCCTTAAGAAGATAGGGCTGTTCAAGCTTGACGTCTTGGGCCTACAGACTCTTGACCAGCTTGATTACATGAAACGAGAAGCAAATGCAGAACCACCTAATGACGACTATGACGACCCTCAAGTCTTATCTGCCTTTGGTGCGGATCTTCTTGCTGAGATCTTTCAGATGGATGGCTACACGTGTAGGGACGTCCTTAAGAACATTCAGGGTGTTAATACATTCGAAGACATCATCGCCGCAAATACACTGGCGCGTCCTGGATGCTCGCAGTTCACACCCTACTATCGCTCAGGATTTGAAGGACTGTTACGTGAATATCCGCCGTTACAAGATGTCCTCGGTCCTACTAACGGTCTCATACTCTACCAAGAGCAAGTCATGGAAATCGCCAGGATACTTGCAGATTTTGATGACAGGGAACAAGACGACGTTAAAGAATCTATCAAATACTTCCGTAAGGAAAATTGGAAAGGAACTATTGAGCCTCTATTCAGAGAACGCTGCGATGCGAAAGGGTTCGATTCGAGTAATATTCTAAGCGCCATCGAGCGCATGGCCTCCTACACATTCAACCGTGCTCACGCCATGACCTATGCAGCCATAGCTTACAAGATGATGTGGTACAAAGTGTACCATCCAGCTGTTTACTATGCAGCCACTTTTGATAGTGCTGACGAGAAGCACAGGTTGGTGTTAGAATCTCACGTCTTTGGCGTCAAGTGGCACCCTGCTGACCTCAACAACAGCGAGGCTAATACGTCTATCAAGAATGGTGAGATACTCTTAGGGCTTGGTGCTATTAAGGGCGTTGGGCCTGCTGCCATTGAGGCAATTAAGGAAGCAAGGCCATTCGCAAATAGGGAAGACTTAGAGAACAGGGTTAACCGCCGCAAGTGCAATATCAAGGTAATCAACGCTCTAGAAGAAGCCTTTGCACTTACCAGCATCGGTGGCTCTGGAACATTCAGTAAGTTCAATGAAGCCTTTGGATTCCCATACCGATACATGGATGGTACAGCTAGCAAAGAGCTGTCAGAATGGCAGCAACAACAGCCCATGAACAGGTTGGGTGGATTCCTTATTAGCTTCAAAGCCTTCATCATTAACAAGCCAGGACCAAACCAAGGCAAAGAAATGGCAAGAGGTGAAATCGTTAATATCATGGGGAAGAGTAAGTGTGTCATCTTCCCAGATGATTGGAAGAAACTACGTGGTCTCTTCTACAATGGCGCAGCTGTTAAGACTACTGGTGAATTCCAACTAAGTGGAGATTTCATCGTTCAGAACGGGGAACTTGTTAATTGAACGTCTATCCTTCTATTGAAGAACTAGCTCCTAGAGAGATGAGGGCTATCTTGCCTGAGTTGCTACTAGGAGAAATTGAAGATCGGTACGAGACTCTGGGCGAGAAGTACCTTACTGAAAATCATCATATCGATGGTCGTCTAATCAATGGCATGATGTACACCGACCGTATCGTCAACTGTCGAGAAGAAGTTGTTGACGCAGTATTCTGTGTCATGGGACAAATCTACAAGGACACCAATATCGCTGGGGTAGAGCCTAACGATTCCTTGTTTTTGATGCTTTCCAATCTGATTCAGGTATACAGCTTGTGCATCATCCTAGAAGAAGAAGCAGCTTACTGGAACGAGAATGGATAGTCTAACCAAGAAGTATGCCAGAGACCTGTACGTACCAGAGCTACATCTTCTTGACACCTACGGCAAGCCAGTTGGTACAAGAGGACGAGAAACTCTTGAGATCCTTGACTTCGTTAGTGTCATCGAAGAACCTCATCCTTGTATCCTAATTCCTAGCCGGAAGTGGAACCCATGGCTGGCCATGAGTGAAGCTCTATGGATTCTGGCTGGACGCAACGACACCAAGGCTCTGCTGCCATACAACAGTCACATCACTGACTACAGCGATGACGGAGAGACTATGTATGGAGCTTATGGCGAACGTATCTTTGACCAGATTGATGATCTTATTGAGCGTTTAAGGAAAGACCCTAACGATCGAAGAGCAGTTCTTCAAATCTGGGAATACAACCATTCAGTAGAAGAAACCAAAGATGGTCTGCATTCTTTCTACGAAACATCAGACCTTACTTATGAAACCAAAGACCCGCCATGCAATAACATGGTGTACTTCAAGCTGCGTGAAGGCAAGCTTCACATGACAGTGATGTGTCGTAGCAATGACATTCACTTCGGCCTATTCGCTGTTAACATCCCAACGTTCAGCATTCTTCAGCAGTACATAGCCTCACGACTGGGCGTTGAGACGGGAAACCAAACTCACCTCAGTAACAGTCTCCACGTCTACACCGACGATAAGCGTGCTGTTGAGATAACTGACAGAATGCTGCATACAGATCGTGGTGCTGATATGCCTGCCTACCCTGCACACACTCAGGTGTTCTATCCCAGTGAACTAAAGAACATCAATAGCCATGAATCGTTTGCCGAGATGTGCAGTGCTGTTCTTGATGGCGAATCAAGCCCAAGAAGCTTACCAGTATTTTTGGCATATGCTGTTAGATATCTCAAGGCATATAAAAACCGAGAGCTACCTGAAGTTGATTCTTTCCCTGAGTTTGCCGACTGGACACTAGCAGCAAAGATGTTTGCCGCCAACGTATGGACAAAATTCTAAATGTTGCCGCCTAACAAAGAGGCCTTCGAAGCTTATTGGCATTGGGTTAATGAACGCCACAAGGCTTACATTAATCGAACAGCTGGCAATCCTCCACCTTGGGCAGATGATCCAATCTTGATGGACTGGAGATTCTGTAACGTCTTCAGGCAACTTGACAAGCAAAGCCAATATCTCATCAAAGAAATCATTCAACCACACTTAGATGCTAAGCCAGATATCTTGCTGTTCAACATCTTCATGTTCAGGGCGTTCAACTGGTTGGACACCTACAGCCTCATGGGATGGCAAGAACCATTTGATTATGAAGCCTGTGTAGCTACTCTGACTCCACCATATGAAGCACGCAAGAAGCTAATGTCTAGCGCCTACATGATTCGCGGGAAAGAGGGATATCTCAAATATGTCTCTATCCTGAATGCTCTTCAAAACCTCTGGGACAATCACAAAGACAAGCTATTGGATGTAGCAATAGAACAGAACAGTCTTCAGTCCGTGGTGGAGTACATCTGTGACAGTGACCTGTTTGGATACAGTGGGTTCACTGCCTACCAAATAGGATTAGATCTGACATACAGTCCAATCTTGTCAAGACCTACTGATATCAACACTTGGTGTTCATTTGGTCCTGGTGCCAAGAGAGGGCTGTTGGAGATGTGGCCCAGCTTAAAGCAGTCTGAATTCTTGGAAGCATTCAAATATCTTCTCAACTCTCAAGATTCACATCGTGCTAAGTGGGTGCCAGAAATGAACCTACAAGATATAGAATTCGCAGTCTGTGAACTGAGCAAGTACATGAAGATTAAGCGCTCTGGTAGAGGAAGACTAAAATTCTATGGGCGCTCAGCAGACCTCAGTGTGTACAATCCTAACGAAGGGGTAGCTTAATGGCCAAGCCACAAAGTATTAATGAGCTTCTTGAGTCAGGTACTATCAAGAAAGGCAATGACCCTGAGTTAGAAATAGTAAGAATCCCATCTGGTATTGAACTGTTAGACGAGCTCATCGGTGGCGGTGTTCCACGCGGTAGGTTCATGCAGCTCTATGGCCCTGAGAGTACAGGCAAGACCCTAATATGCCAGTACATAGCTGCTGCTATCCAGCAAACTGAACAAGATCAAGTCTTATATGTTGACCTTGAGAATACCTTTGATGCCCGCTGGTGGGGCAACACTGGCGTAGACATGGAAAGACTAACAGTTACTTCTCCTCCTACTGGTGAGATAGCTGTGGATATCATGCTAGCCATGCTAAGAGCAGAGGAATACAAGCTCGGTCTCATAATCCTAGATAGCCTCGCTGGTCTCATACCTAGCGCCGAGATTGATCCTACCAAGAGCACTGGTGACAACCGACAACCAGGAGCTCAAGCCCAGCTAATCACACGTATGTACGGCAAGCTCAAAGCCGAGATGGGCACTTGCACTGTTATCATGACCAACCAGATGCGAGAATCAATTGGTCAGGCTTGGGCTAGTGAGATGGATGCTCTTCCTGGTGGTAGAGCCAACCGTCATTATTGCCATATCACTCTGCGCACCAGACGTGAAGGATGGATCAATAGCCCAGGTGGTAACAATCACACAGGGTTTACGATGGAGATCATCAGTAAGAAGAATAAGACCTGCAGTGTACCAGATGGGACCAGCATCTTGCTGCCGTTTGATGCCTCTAACCAGATAGACATGATTATCACTTACGCTAACGATGCTGTAGAAAAGAAGATAATTACTCGTGCTGGGCCTTATTTTAGATGGGGAGAAGAGCGTTGGCTTGGTCAGCCTGTTATGCGGCAATGGTTCCGCGAACATCCTGAA